GCAGTACGACGTCGAACACGCCGACGCGATCTGCCGACACTGCAACACCCCTGACGGGCAACACCCCCGATGGAACGCATCAGCCTGGCTCGGCAAACTTCAAGCCCAAACCGACACCCAAACTGACGCCACCGCCGAGAAGCTTCGCGACCCCGACAGGGCCGTCACAGCCACCCAAGCCGCCACCATCTGGGGCCTCTCCACCGACCAGGTGTACGTCTGGGAACACCGTGGGCGCATCACACCCACCGGAACCGACTCCGATGGTCGGAAGACCTACCTCAACGCCCACATCACCCAACTCCTCGTTGGGCGTGTCGCAGAATGACAACCGTGTAAGTTCCGTGTAAGGTTGTCGATCGGAGAGCCATGCCCAGGCACAACAAGCGGTGGGAACCCCCACACCCCGCCACCGAGGAACGTCCACCTCGAATCCCGGCACCTCCAACACCGCGACCAGCCCACACTTGGCAGGACATCGCCCACGAACTCGTCCCCGAGCATCTCTGCACCTGGGACGGCTGCGACAGCATCCGCTACCGCGACTTCCCCATCTGCCTACTCCACGTCCTCTACATCGAAGACTTCCTCGCAGCGAACAGCAGCCAAGACGCAGCACTCGCTCGCGCCGATCGCAACGCCAAGCGACGCAATGAAGCTGAACACCAAGCACGCCGCACGGCCCATCTCAACGCCAGCCGCGGCGCGGCACCCGGATGGATCTACTACGTACTCACCGACGGCAAGGTCAAGATCGGGTACTCCGCAGACATCACCAGACGCCTACGTGCCTACCCGCCCGGGTCCAAGATCCTCGCCGTCCACCCCGGAACCCCCGACCTCGAGAAACTGATGCACCAGCGCTTCGGCGCCTATCGCGTCGCCGGCCGAGAGTGGTTCCGCCCCGACCAAGAGATCCTCGACTACTGCGACCAAGTTGTCGCCGAGCACGGCGACCCTGCACTGTTCGCCCCTAAGGTTCGCGACCCACACGACGCCAACCGTGTGGTCGCAGGCAAGCACATGAACCGCCGCTGGTAGCACTCGCTCCCCGGCCATCACACACTCCCGTCGCGCTCAGTCCAGGTGCTAGCCCCTCCTGGACTAGCGACGTGGAACCCACAGGGGGACATGTCGCATGGCCCCGATAGGCGTCGGGCAACGTAGCGACCTCCTCCTGTGGCCTAGTTCCCGACCGTCCTCCGGGACTGGTCGGGCATTCGTCCCGTCTCGATCTGGCGGTCAGCGTCAGCGACTCGGGCAACATCAACGGTGTCGCACCTAGTGGCGACGCTCGACGGCAGTTCCGTCGAGAATCCGGGACATAGCGCGTGAGCAGGCCGCTACCCCGCAACGGGTACAGGCTGGTCGGCGGGTAAGGCCGCATGGGATAGTCAGCCCGGCCCGCTCACGGCACACCCAACACTCCTCGCCCGGCGCACGAGACACCGGACCCACCACTAGAGACCCGGGCTAAGCACATGCACGGGCGAGGACCAAACGCACCGAGGGAGATGGGCATCATGGGCGGGAAACCCTCGAAGGGCACCAAGGCTGACAAGCGACTCAGCGGGAACAAGGTCGGCAAGGGCAAGTAGGTGCGATGGCAGGCAACCCGCGCAACGCCAACGGCTACCGCAGACGCCAACTCAGACGCCGCATCCTCGCCGCCGAGAACGTGTGCGCGATCTGTCACGAGCCGGTCGACAAGACGCTCAGTCTGATGGCTGGGCAACACAGCCCGCGATGCTTCACCCCCGACTGCACAGGCTGCGTACCCGACCCGCGCAGAGCAGAGATCGACGAGATCATCCCAGTCAGTCTTGGGGGGTCTGCCATTGCGCGAGGGAACACACAACTCGCGCACCGACAAGCGAGTGCAACCGACGCAAGTCGAACAGGGTGCTCGCACCACCGACCGAGGTCGTGACCTCTCGCGAGTGGTGACCAGGGGGAGGTACCCCTTCGGTCGAGGTCGGGGCACTCTCGCGGCATAGAGCCTTCTCACACACAGAGCTTGATCCGCAGGGGGCGCGATGCCAAGGCGTCCCGATTTGCCATGCGCAGGCTGCGGTGCGCTGCTGTGGCGGGGCAGTAAGTCCCTGCCTGACGGCGAGGCTAAATGCCGACCTTGCAGGCGATTGGTGCACGGAACCGCGAAGTCGTACAAGAAGCGCGGCTGCCGTTGCGTCGAGTGCAAGGCTGCTGCCGCGAAAGAGTGCCGCGAGTACGCAGCGAGGTACAAGGAGCGCACGGGCAAGTCGTCGTTCGCGCGGTATCGCCCCATCGACTCATATCGGTGGATCGCCCCGGCCGTCCGAGTCGGTGTTTACGAGCGTGACGAGTGGACCTGCCAACTCTGCGCCGAGCCGGTCGACCCAAACCTCGACCTGAACGACCGGATGGCCGCGACGCTCGATCACATCGTGTGCCGGTCATGGGTTCTCGTCCGCGACGACTCGCCTGAGAATCTGCGCCTCGCGCACCGGGCGTGCAACTCGAGACGGAGAGATGGCTATGGACGAGAGGCCGCTTGAGACCGTCTTTGACGCGACTCGCAGCAACGATCGCGTCCGCTCGCTAGTCGCGCTCCGCGACACCTTGGCTGGCGCGATCGACACCTGCGATTCACTACGTGACCTGGCGACCCTCGCTCGGCAACTCGCCGAAGTCCTGGCGCAGATCGACGAGCTCACTCCGGAGCAGGCGAAGGCGGGCGACCCGATTGACGAGATCGCAGCTCGCCGTGCTGCTCGGGGAGCAGGCCCCGCCAAGGATCAGGGTCGGCCCAAGTCGGGCACACGCTAACTCCTGGGAAGATGTCGCCGACCTCTCGGCGTCGTTCGGCCTGGTGCTCGATCCGTGGCAAGAGATGGTCCTCGAGGCCGCGCTCGGCGAGCGGTCTGACGGGCGTTGGTCCGCTCCGCAGGTTGCGGTCAGTGCCCCGCGCCAGAACGGCAAGTCGCAACTCATCGTCGCTCGCGCCCTTGCCGGCGCGCTCCTGTTCAACGAGAAGCTGATCGTCATCTCGGCGCACCAGCAGGACACCGCGCGCGAGACGTTCACCAAGTTCATGGACCAGATCGAGTCCTCGTCGGCGCTGTCGTCGAGGATCAAGCCCGGCGGCATCATGCGGGCGATCAACCGCGAGTCGATCACGTTCAAGAACGGCGCCTTGATCAAGTTCAAGGCGCGCTCCAATGCCTCCGGCCGCGGATTCTCGAGCGACTGCCTGCTGCTGGATGAGGCGCAGATTCTCAACGCGGCGGCATGGCAGACGATCCTGCCCACGATGTCGGCCCGTATCAATCCGCAGGTCTGGCTGCTCGGCACGCCGCCCGCCCCGACCGATGACGCCGAGGTGTTCACGCGGATCAGGACGACCGCCCTCGAGGGCAAGTCCTCGCGCCTGGCCTATCTCGAGTGGTCAGCAGACCCGACCGACGACCCGGCCGAGGAGTACACCCGGCTGAGCGGTAACCCGGCCTGGTACACGCGGATCAACCACGACATCGTGGCGGCCGAGTTCGACTCGATGACGCGCGATCAGTTCGCGCTCGAGCGGCTCGGCATCTGGCCGTCTGACGCGATCCTTGCGTCCGAGATCGACTGGGCCAAGTGGGACGCGCTCGGTCATACAGCGGCCCCGCTGGACGGTCGGATCGCCTACGCGGTGCGGTTCTCCGCGGACGGCTCGCGCGTGGCCCTGGCGGCGGCTCTGCGCCCTGCCGTGGGTGTCCCGCACGTCGAGCTGATCAAGGTCGAGGACATGGCGGCCGGCACGGGCTGGCTCGTCACATGGCTGTCGGATCGCTGGCGCGGTTGCTCGCGGATCACGGTCGACGGCAAGGCGGGCGCGGGTGCGCTTGTGAACGCGCTGCATGTTGCGAAGATCCCGGCGCGGATCATCTGCACGCCGAGTGTTGACGAGGTGATCGCCGCTCACGCGATGGCCGCCGAGGCGATTCGCTCGGCGTCCCTGACGCACTCCTCGCAGAAGCAACTCGACGACGCGGTTCGCGGCGCCGGCAGACGGACGATCGGCACGGCGGGCGGATGGGGCTGGAAGCCCTTGTCTCCCGATGTGGACGTGATCCCGCTCGAGGCGGTGACCCTGGCGCTGCACGCGGTGACGACAGGCAAGAGCGGCGCGGGCCGCACGGGTAGCGACAGCAGACGGGCGGTGATCCTGTGATTGATCGACTCGCCCTTCCGGGTCTCTCCGACGACGAGGACCGGACCCTCAATCACCTGCTGCACGAGCTTGACGAGAAGCAGCCGCGCAACCTCCTGCGGGCGTCGTACTACGACGGCAAGCGGGCGCTTCGCCAGATCGGGAGCATCATCCCGCCGATATATTACCGCCTGGGCATCGTCCTCGGCTGGTCTGCGAAGGCTGTCGACATCCTCGCGCGCCGCTGCAACCTCGATGCGTTCGTGTGGCCCGATGGCAACCTTGACTCGATCGGCTACCGCGAGACGTGGGATGCGAACAGCCTCGGGACCGAGGTCTCGTCCGGGCTGATCTCGTCCCTGATCCACGGCACGTCGTTCTTGGTGAACACCCTCGGCGACGAGTCGGCCGGCGAGCCTGCCGGGCTGATCCACGTCAAGGACGCGATGAGCGCGACCGGCGACTGGAACCCCCGCTCGCGCCACCTCAGCAACCTCCTGTCGATCACCGGCCGCGACGAGGGCGAGCCGACGTCGCTCGCGCTGTACCTCGACGGGCTGACGATCACAGCCGAGAAGGACTCAAGCGGCTGGTCCGTCGACCGCTCCGAGCACCCGTGGGGCGTCCCTGCCGAGCCGCTCGTCTACAAGCCGCGGGTCGGGCGCCCGTTCGGGTCCTCGCGCATCTCGCGGCCCGTCATGTCGCTGCACGACCAAGCACTCCGAACGGTCATCCGCATGGAAGGCCACGCCGACGTCTACTCGTTCCCCGAGATGTGGCTCCTGGGCGCAGACGAGTCGATCTTCAAGAACGCGGACGGCTCACAGAAGGCGAACTGGCAGGTCATGCTCGGGCGGATCAAGGCGATCCCGGACGACGAGGAATTGGCGAACCCCCGTGCGGACGTGAAGCAGATCGCTGCATCGTCTCCGCAGCCGCACATTGACCAGCTCAAGCAGCAGGCGCAGTTGTTCTCCGGTGAGACGTCGATCCCCCTGTCGTCGCTCGGCGTCTCCGACATGAGCAACCCGACGTCGGCTGATTCCTACATCGCGTCCCGTGAGGACCTGATCGCCGAGGCCGAGGGTGCGACGGACGACTGGGGTCCGCCTCTGCGTCGGGCGCTGACCCGCGCGCTGGCGATGGCGAACGGCGAGTCGACGGTCCCGGCTGAGTGGGCGTCGATCGACACGAAGTGGCGCTCGCCCGTGTACCTGTCCCGTGCGGCTCAGGCTGACGCGGGATCGAAGCAGATCGCGGCGATCCCGTGGCTTGCCGAGACTGAGATCGGCCTCGAGTTGCTGGGGCTCGACGAGCAGCAGATCAGGCGGGCGCTGGCCGACCGGCGACGCATGGGTGGTTCGGCTGCGTTGCGGGCGATCACTGACGCTGCCGCTGCTGGGCGTCCGGTGGTGACCAGTGCCAACGCTAACGGCAGCGCATCGGCGTGACCTCGCCGAGCTGACCGGGCTCGCACAGAACGACCTGACGCTGATCTGGCGAGAGTTCAACACGGCGACCGGCGCCCGTGACGGCCTGATCGAACTCCTGCCCCGGCTCGTGTCGATCTACGGCAGCGCAGCGTCCACGTTGGGCGCCGACTGGTACGACGAGATGCGCGCCGCAGCGAAGGTCAAGGGCAGGTTCCGTGCCATCCCCGCCGAACTGCCCGACATCGGCCGCACGGACGCCCTGGCGCGATGGGGCGTGACGCCGCTGTTCCAGGCCGAGTCTGACTTCGCGTCAGCGTTGACCCTGGTGTCTGGCGGGTTGCAGCGCATCGTTTCTAACGCTGACCGCGAGACGGTGACTGGCTCAGCGATTGCGGACCCGAAGGCGGTCGGCTGGCAGCGGGTCGGGTCGGGCGCCAGTTG